TCACCGGCGCCGTCCAGGACGCCGGCCTCGGACGTCTCGACTAGGCCGCCGCCCGGCGTGCGCAGCTGCAGGCCGGTCGGGACCGCGAGGCCGGGCGTGCCGGTGAAGGCGGCATAGCCCACGGCCTTGGTCGCCTCGCGCTGATAGACGCCCCAGATCGAGGCATGGCGGATCAGGTGCTCCGCTTCAGCCGTGTCGGGCATGTACTGGTCGCCCCACCAGCGCAGGTGCAGATGGGTGCCGTAGAGCCCCAGCGCGTCGGTGCGGACATGGGCAGCCACCAGCCCTTTCTCGGAGCGCACGGCCCGGTCGATCGCCACCGGCGAAACCTCGGGCCGCAGCGCCTTCAGCGCGGCCGCCATCTCGGCCGCCTGGCTCTCGGCCAGTTCGTCGGGCGTGGGCAGCGGAAACGGCATCAGAGCACCTGCAGGCGGCGCTCGACCGCCGTGCCGTCGACGACGCAGCGCAGCGCCAGCGTCCCGCGGCGGATCCACTCGGCGGAGACCTGCGCCGGCCGCGCCAGCTCCTCCTCCGCCCAGGCCAGCGCCTCCTCGGCCCAGAGGATGCAAAAGCGCCGCGTCGTCTCGGTCTGCTTGGCGCGGTCGAGCAGCCAGATCCGGCAGCCGATGCGGCGCCCGCGCGGGTCGAGCGCATCGCCGACCCAGCCGCGGCGCGCGACGAAGGAGGTCGAGGCATTGAGCGCGTCGATCCCTGAGGGCAATTCGTCATCAGGCTCGGCGCGGCGATCGGTGCCGAGCGAGATCAGCATCGGCGTCGCCGGGGTCTCGTCGAGCAGGAGGTCGCCATCCTCGCCCAGCGCCAGATCGGCGCGGCGGGTCGCAGGGTCGAAGACCAGGGCGGCGTCGAGGAATGACATGGCGCCAAACTGACGCGCGCGCGCTAGCCCAGACAGGCCCCGAGTTCGGTGCCTCGGCGTCAGATGGCGGGTTCGGGATCGGGGCCGACGACGGGCGCGACCGAGCAGAAGACGCCGTCGTCCTTGACCACGACCCAGTGCGCGCCCTTGCGCAGCTTGACGTAATCGGGCCGGACGACGTGCCGGGAATCGTCGATCTTCGCGACGATCCGGTCCTCCTCGACCGTGACCGTCGCCTCCTTCACCTTCACAACCACCTTGCGCCTGGTGAGGATCTCGATCGTCCCGTCGGCCTTGATGTGGACGCGGTCGGCCTTGGCGTTGTGCATGGCGCTCTCGCCCTCGGCGAGGTTGCCCAGGCGCGAGCCTGGCGCCGCAACCGGCAGGCCCGCCAAATCTCCCTGGTCGCCGCCGATCGCGAAGACGAGCATCAGCCCGCCGCCCGGCGCTCGCGAGGCGAAGCCGAAGGGCTGGGCGATCTCGACATCGGTGCGGTCGACATGGCGATGGGTGGTGACGCTCGCGGTCTGGGTCTCGCCGCCGTCATTGGTCGAGCGTACGACGGCCCGGCTGACGATGCCGCGGAAGGCGTGGACGATCTCTTTCAGGTCCATTGAAGATCCTGCAGGTCCATCACAGCGGCCTGGCCGTGCCGTCGAGCTTGCCGCCCTTGCCCGTGCTGGCCTTGCCCTGGCTCTTGCCGGAGCCCTTGGTCGCGCGGCGGTCGTTCTCGGGCAGGAGGTCGTAAGCCTCCGGCCCGGTCATGCGCAACGAGGTCTGCTCGCCGCGCTCGCCATAGGTGAGCCGGACGCCGGCGAGTAGCATGTCGCGGTCGATATTGGCGTAGGCATCGGTCACGCGGGCGAGCGTGTTGGGCTTCCACAGCCCGCCGGCTGCGCTGTAGCCGGGGAAGCTGTAGTCCTCCTTGTCGCCCTTGCCGCGGCGGGTGCGCATCTCCCATTCGGCCTGGCGCTGCGCGTCGAAGGCGGTCGCCTTGGTGCGGGCCATGGCGATGAAGGGCCGCCAGCGCGTCACCTCCGGATCGCGGGCATGGCCCATCACCAGGGTGCCGGCACCCTCGGGCAGATCCTCGGGGGAGTCGGTCGCCGGCGCCGGCCTGGTCGGGGCCGTGTCGAGCGGCTCGGCGGTGGCGTCCAGCGCCGGCGTCTTGCCGCGCTTGCCGCCGTTCTTCTCGCCCTGGCCCTTGACGAAATAGTCGCTGAAGCGCTCGCGGGCCGAAAACGAGCCGCGCGAGCGGGTGACGTTGCCGGGGAAGGTGATGTCGCCGGCGGCCCGCTCCTGGCCCGAGCGGGTGATGACGAGCGTGCCAACCCGGTCGGTGGTGACGAGCACGCCGCGCTGCTTGGCGTATTTTGCGATCGCCGAGAGCACCGTCTCGCCGGCCTCGACCGTCATCTTGTCGAATTTCGGCAGGACATCCGTCTCGGCGCGGACCTTGATGTCGAAGGGCTTGCAGAGCTTCTCGGCGAACTCCGTCAGCGTCAGGTCGCGGTATTCGTGCTTGCCGCGCGGATCGGGCGGGCAGTCCACCAGGTCGCCGGTGAGGTCGCGGCCGCTGATCACGGTGAAGCTCTGGCCGTTGGAGGCCTCGGGCATGACCTCGTCGATATGGCCGATCAGCCAGAGTTCGCCGTCGACGACGATTTCGCAGCGCTTTCCCCAGTCGAGCGGGCCGCTGCCGTCCACCGGGGTCGCATACGCCCAGGTCTGCAGCGCGCGGATCTCGTCGCGGCAGGTCAGCTCGAAGGAGGCGGCCAGCTCGCTGAGATCATGGGTCAGGTCGACGCGGACGAACTGGTCGAAGCTGCGCCCGTCGATCGAGAGCACGATTCGCCGCGTCGGCTGGTCGGCCACCGTCACAGCAGCACCTCGACCGGGTCGCCGCCGAGGCTGGCCGGGTGGCGCAGCCGGTTGCGGGCGACGATGTCGTCGGCGAAGGCCAGGACGGCGCCGGGATCGTCGCCGACCAGATGCTGTGCCAGCAGGAAGGCCGAGGCGCGCGCCGGCGGCTCGAGCCGCTGGACCGCCGGCAGGCGCCCCGCCACCTCGGACAGGTCGAGCGACAGGCGCGCGCGGGCATCGCCCAGGCCGCGCCAGAGTGTCGATGCCGGCGCCGCCAGCGCCGAGGCCAGGGCGGCCGCGCTGGCCTGGGCGCGACGCAAGGCGAGGTCGAGCGCGGCGGCTCGTGCTTCAGCTTCTTGCCGGCTCGCGAAGGGGATCAGCAGGGTGAGGCCGGCGGCTTCCGTCAGAGTGGCGACCTCGCCGGCCAGCAGCACCGCCCGCTCGGCCGCCGAGGTCGGATAGGCTTCCGGCGCCAGCGTCGAGAGCCCGGCCACGCCGACCTCGCCTGGGCGCAGCCGTCGGCCGAGATCGGCGGCGATCGCCAGGAGCAGGCTGGCGCCACCGCGCGGATCCGCGGCAGTGACGCTCGCCGCGCGATCGCCCGCGCCGAGGCCCGAGGCCGGCTGCGGGCGGTAGACCTGGGCGAGTGCGGCGACGGTCGAAGGCATGATCGCCGCCAACGCCACGGCGGCCGGCGCCCGCCCGGTCAACGCGGTCGCGGCCTGGAAGTTCTGGCGGGCACCGGCGATCGCCGGCAGCAGCGCGGCCGAGCGCGGCGACCGCGCGCTCCAGCCGCCCGCGACGCCGATGCCGGTTGCGACCGCCGCGATCGCCCGGCCGCGGATGGCGGCGGCCGTCGGCTGAGCCTGGAGCACGAAGCGGGCGAGCGCGCTCGCCGCGCCGCCGAGACCGGACAGGGCCGAGAGTGCGGCGGCAATGCTGGTCAGGATCGAGGCCCTGGGCCCGACAGGGTCGAACTCGGCGTCGATCCTGGCGACGCGCAGCTCCTTGACGTCGAACTCGATCGTCGCCGGCCGGAACAGGACGCAGCGGATCGGCCCGCGCCAGGGATGGATCAGGGTTGCCGGGCCGGCCTGGCGGAAGGCGGCATGCAGCGCCTGCGCCTGCTCGACATAATCGTCGCCGATGACGAGGCCGGAGATTCGGATCGGTCCCTCGAGCGGGCCGGCGTCGTCATGCGTCTTCAGGTCGAGGCCGGGATAGAGCACCTGCTGGATGCGCCGGCCGACCGAGTGCTGGGCGTTGATCACCCAGAAGCGCTGCCCGCGCCAGGCCGCCGGCAACAGCCCCGGCAGCAGGCCGTCGATGTCGTCGAACAGGCTCATGCCGAATCCTTCACGGACCGCATGGTCATGCTCTGCCCAGCATGGTGCCGCGGTTGGGCGTCACCGGCACGGCCGGATTTTCCGACTGGACGTTGACGATGCGCGTGCCCTCGGCCGCCTCGACGACGATGCGCCCGCCGACCTGGACATTGCTGTTGGCGGCCGGGCCGCCGGCGGTGCGGGTGAAGCCGGACTGGCCGCCCAGCCCGCCCGGTGCCGAGGTCGGGTTGAAGCCGTCCATGGTGCCGGGAACAGGCGAACCGCCGGGAGCCGCGGGCTTGCCGCCGCCGAGCCAGCTCGGCAGCGTCGGCCATTTGATGACGTTGGACAGGTCGATGCTGCCGATCGCCGCGACGATGCGCGCGGGAATGCCTTGGATCCAGGCCAGCAACTCGCCGAACTTCGTCGTCATGCCGTCCCATAGGCCCTGGATGGCGGCCATGCCGGCTTGCTGGAGCAAGGGCCCCAGTTCAAGCAGGGCAGCACCCGCCCGAACTACGAAGGCCCGGATCGGTTCCACGATCGCCGTCAGCTTCTGGTCGATCATCGATCCAAAGCCGTCCAGTTCCTGCTTCAGCCCGTCGAGCCACTGTTTGATCGCGTTCTGGGCGCTGACGACGGCATTGGTCATGCCATCCCAGGTCGCCTTCAGCTTGGGGCCGATCGTGTCCCAACTCTGATGCAGTGACCAAGCAGCGTGCCCCAGCAGTGCGAAGCCAGCCACCACCAGCGTGATCGGTGAGAAGATGATCGCCAGCGTTGCGGCCAGAGCCGAAATCACCGGGGTCAGAATCGCAATGCCGGCGCCCAGAACAAGGAGCGCGCCGGTCCATGTCAGCACACCGTTGATGAGGCCCGGCCATTTCTTGTCGACTTG